ACATCACTTGTAAGAACATTATTTCCATACTTGATCGGTGTTGATATACTATTTGCTTTTTTAAGAACTCTTCTTATATCATGTATATTTGATTGTATGTAAGGATATCCTTTCAAGGGATCGGTAAATGTCAGAGTTGTACTCTGGAAAGATTTAGAATCAATAACTTCTTTAACTGTACCAGTTGCAGTTACAGAGTAATCACTTCTCTGTATAATCTCAAATTGATCACCTACCTTTAGACTTGATTCATCTATTTCACTTTTTAAGGTAATAGTATTCTGTCCAAAATCTGCCTCAAAAGTAGAAGATGTATTATAAATCCATGAGTTTGCAAATATTTCTTTATCACTGCGATTAGAAATTGGATTAGGTATACTTTCACCCAAGTTTCTAACACTTATTTGTTCACCGATTGATGATTTGTTTGTATTCAGTATAGGAACAAAGTCATTTACTACACCTGTAATTCTCATTTCAACCTTTTTGGTTGGATCACCATTCTCAAAACCAAAAATAGTTTCACTAGATCTGATATTATCTGTAGAATATATTGGTGCAGTTATACCTTCACAATCTAAAAATTGGTTTATTGTTTTGTTATTGTAAGTAATTGTGTTTACACCACTAACTACTGTGCCTGTTGTTCCAAAACCAACAGTTGAATCTACTGTAATTACTGTTGAACCTGTGGATACATTGCCAATTACCTTTGTTTTACCAGGTATTGTAAATGTACCCTCTATTAATGATTCATCATTATAACCTACAAATAAATTTAATTTGTAATACGTGCTAATCCCAGTCCTACCAAAGGATCTGCTGAATATTTCGACCTCTGATATAGACCCTTGTGTTCTGACATCACTTGATTTTTTAACTGTTTGACCGACTAATTTGTTCGGATCTCCTGATATTCTTTGTACAACTAATACTTCTCTTCGAGTAAACTCTGCAGTTGATGGTTTTAGAAGATAATTTTCAAGATCAATAATCTTTGGATCAACTCCATACAAAGCACCAAACAAAATTTTGAATGATTCTTCTGTACCCTTTGAGCGATATAGTGATGTTGACTCTTTTATAAAATTACTTACATCTAAATCTGGTACAAAATTAGTATCTTCTAAACCTGGTGTAAATGTAAATTTAATTTTTTTGTAGAACTCTTTTAAAAAGTATGCACTTAAATTTACAACAGATGAACTGTTATCATGAACAGCAGGAGTTGTGGTTGTAAATACTAATTCTTTAGGTGCATTATCAGCACGATATGTTGTAATACCACTAAAACCACGAGTAACACCAGTAAATGTATTAGTTGTTAATCCAGAATATGTGAATATCTCATCATTAATTTTAAATAGACCATACTTTTCAGGAAATCCCTTTGTACTTGTTACACTAACAGTATCAACAGCAGCAGTTGTGCCAATACCTACAGTTAAATCAGTAACACCAACAATTACTTCAGGTGTTAAGTTATCTAATTTTAAATACTGATCTAAATTATCGACAAGATCAGTTGGACCACCTCTGTGTTCCTGTGAAATATAATACTGCTTTAAAAAGTCTGATGCTTTTGGATTTTCTGTTAAAAGAAATTCTGGGAGTTGATTTTCAATTAACTGTTGTATTTGTACCCGTGCATCAATTCCAGTACCGATCATATTACCTTGTTAATTCTCCATTCGAGTAACTTGATGTAACTTTGAAACCAACACCTGATATTTGCTCACCTGATGTAATGGTATCCTTAACCATATTTATCGTGGTATTTGAGATGCTAAAATCAAGGTATAAATCCTTTAAACCCACAACATCATTAGAATCTGGGAATGCTTGAATTTCAATAACATTATTTTCTTTAACTGTTGAAGTAATATTAACTGTAGTTAAAATTATCTCTCCGTGTATGTAATCTACCGTTCCTGCTGATTTAACAACAACCACAGTATTACGTAGAGAATCTTCTCTTACGATTGATATTACACCTTGACCAGATCCATCTAAATTTCCATTATTATCTTTGTTTGGAATATCAGTAATATAAACTATTTCATTTTCACCCTCAATCGTAAATCCAGTGCTCTTAATATTCTTACCTTCTTGATTTATTCTGAATTGATTACCAAAACAAAGTTCGTATTGTGCAAATGAGTTAAGAACTGCTCTTAAATTCCTTCTAATTTTAACTCTTGTGATATTTGAAGTAATCGCAGTGTCTATATCATCAATTATATTCAGTGCCTTACTATATTTGAATCTACCACCAAATTTATTAACATCGGTTGATTTAGAGTATGTTGTAAGACCCTCTATAATTCTTGTTTTGAGTGCATTTACGTTACTGACCTTTGATGCATCAAAATAGACAAAAGAATCAAGTTCAACATAAAGTAATTTAAGATCAAGTATCTTTTGATTGATTCCTGCAAGTGAGTAATTCTTTAAATCTGCTAAAATGAGTTGTTTATCAAAATCTGAAACATAATCACCATTTTTTGGTTTAATCGTGATTAAGACAGTTCCAAATTCTGGTGGATCTAATTCTTCACCACCAACTACAGAAACACTTTCAGTATTTGGGTAAATATTTTGAATTATTGCTTCATAGTCTCTTCCTGTAACTGCTCTATACTGTGCAGAGTATAATCTAGGTGCAAAATACTTAACAGAGTCAATTGATTCGATTTCACCACCATTTGATGCCTTTGAAACAGTTGTTATACTTGGTAATGCAGTTGGAGGAATAATATTTTTTAAAGTATCTAATACAGTTCCAGAATATGTAAAGTTTGAAGGTCCGTTACCTTCTCTTCCATCAGTTATAATATATCCTACAGTTATTTCTGTTCCATTTTCTAATTTTTTACCAAAAACACCATCTCCGAATAATAATTCATATCTTTGATCTTGAACTTCTTGAATTAAGTATGTTAAAGAGGTTCCTGTGACTCCTACAATGTTATCTACCTTTGAATACTGAAGACCAGGTGCATCATCAGAAGGACCTTTGACATAAGCAACAATTGTTGAACTATCTACGAAAGAATTATCAATTATAAACCTCTGATCAAGAGATCCATCAACTATAAACAATTGTTGTACATAAGTTCCTTGATAAACAGTGATAGGATCATCTAAAGTACCAAAAGTTGCAACTCCATTATTTACAGTAGTTGTAATATCTTCAGAAATTGAAAAAGTAAAGGAATCTTCGGCAGAACTTGCCAAACACACTAGACCTGCCTTTAAGGTCAGTGAAGAGGTGTCATATGTAGTGGTATTGATTGATACTGGAAATGATATTTGTGCCCTTGCAGCGGTTCTGGAGCGTGGTACGTAACCAATGTTTCTTGCAAGTGAAACTACGTTTTCTCTCAATACAGCAGAGTCTAAAAATGACTCATTTACGACCATATTTGAGTTTACAGCAGTTATATAAGTATTATATGCTAATGTATCGATTAAAACGGAAAAATTCGACCCTTCAAAGTCAAAATCAGTAAAATCTGAATTTGAACGGATGTAATCTTTGATCGAAATCTTAATTTGATCAAAATCTAGGTTTGTAAATTTTGTAAAAGGCATTTACCTTGTTGCTTCCAGCATAAATGTGAATTCTTGTGTTACTAACTCGGTTCCAACAATGTCAAAAAACACTTTTACCTCGAATTCGTTGTCATCTGGACGTGCAATTGCCTCAACATTGACATTATCGACTCTTGGTTCAAAGTTTTCGATCACAGTTTCGATTTCTTTCTGAATTACCGATGCAGTACCGAAATCTACAAAGTCAAAAAGACTTTCTCGGACTCCAGAACCGATAATTGGTTGAAAAAACCTCTCTGTAGGAATAGTTTGCACTAGATTCCGTATGGAACGCTTGATTGCGTTCTCATTTTTGATTACAGTAAGGTCTTTTGTCACTGGATGAGGGTCAAAAGACAGACTAATATCTTTAAATGCTTGAGATATTCGTGTAACTGCCATTAGAACATGAGTTTTCTTGTTTTATTTATGACAGTTTTTACTAAAAATTATTTTTACCCTAAATTTATGTCAAAAGCGGTGTTTCCAGCACCTACATTCATGTCAACAGACCTCTCTTTTGCTGTTTTCCAGAAATAATTCTCCTCTGAACCCAATCCATCACGATCATGACCATTCTCAACTTGATAATATACTGTTGAAACCTTAAAATCGGGTGTTTTTGGCACTTCTGGAGTGATGCTATTGTCATAAATCCTCATTCTGTTGTTCGGATAGAGGCAAAACTGCCCATTATCGAGTTCAAGTAGGTTATGAGACTTGT